GAATGAAGAGGCCAAATCCTTCAGGCTATGCATTCGCAAATATGTTCAAAAATATAAATGATGAACATAAATGGGTTGCTAGACTGAAGAAAATAGCTAAAGAACAACATAGAAGCGTATCAGGACAAGCTAGAGTTTTCTTAATGAAAGCAATTGTTGGATACGAATCTAAAAAGTAGTAAATTGTTCTTTGCCTATTATAATGAGCAAGTGACGCCTCCACCATGATAGTGACCTAGAGCTGGAAAATTCTAGGGCGTGTGACTTTCCTGCGCTGGCGTTAGATAGCTGTGATGGACTATCGTTCCCTCGGAAAGTATAATGGGCAATTCAATCTTTATTTCATATCATAAAGCTTAGCCTAACTGTAAGGCACCGTATCGTAAAGGCGGAATAATGTCAGACAGGAATGGTTATGTGCACGGGGGTGGCCCAGAAGACCACTCAAGCCTAGGAGCAATGTAACTGTGAGTCACCCCAAAGTTTAAAGGAGATTCTATGCCAGAGATTAAAGAATATACAGCCTTTGTATCATTTTATATTAATGTTAATGCAGAAAATCAGGATATAGCTAGGATAGCTTTATCAAATATATTGCAATTTCCAGGACATGTTGTAGCAGAACTAGATATTAAGATTACTGGCAATGAATGTGCTAAATGTTCATATAATGTATGTATATGTAAGCCAGTTAGGAAAGAATTGCCTGATGATAAATAAGGTATACTAGGAAGCTGGATAGCTTTTAGGTGTACTCGTCGAAAAGATAACTAGACTTATAGTTGTGTAAAGATCATTGGGCAAAATATTGGGGGATATTGACAGGCGAGTAGTTAACAAAGCTGATCGGTGAAAGCCCGAGGAAATACAAGATAGTCTGTAAAACATAGTGCTCTTGTAACTTAACTACTAACGAGGGTCAAGCTCCCATAACATTCTGCTGAGGAGCGGACGAGGCGTAGGGCTAAGGGATGATATGTTCATCAGTGAGGAGACTTAGCGTGTAAGCAGATAATTTAAGGAGAATCTATGGACAATATTTTATTGCAAGATATAAATTTTAGGGCTTCTACATTAGTTGATAAGCTAATATTGGGGCCTCAAGCAGAAACCTTAAGGAAAGTAAAGGAATTTAATGAGGATTTTGGTGGAAATATCAGAGTTACTAAGAAATTCAGGTGGGCTCCTGGTATTTATGATGAAGTAAAGAGACTGTTGAGTAGATATTACTTAGGATGGGACAAAAGAGCCTCTAAAATGGAAACATTGTTTAATAGAATGGAGAATAATGCTTTCTATAAGAGAAGAATTACACAAGCTATTCTTTCTATTGACAATGAATTGTTAAATAAAAGGCAAATGGGAGCTGAATTTCAAGAAAATAAGGAAGAAGTCAAAGAATATTTGAATGTTTTCTCTAATCAGGTAGGTGCTTTGAATAACTTTGAGCATCCTAATGTTTCATGCAAAATAACTACTACTACAGCAGCATTAGAAAAGTTTAACGAAGGCGAATCAAGTGATTTAGTTCTTGATACTCAATTTGTTATTAATCCAAAGAAAATAAAGCTAAGTGCGTGGGATTCTCATCATCAAGTAGATGATTATATAGGTGAAATACCATTTGATATGCATATTATATTAAAATATCGTTTATCGTTTATTAATTGGTTTAATAGATATGTAGTAGCTCAGCAATATGATTCTGAGATTGAAAGATATGAGGATATTTTATGTAGACGTAATTGGGATGGAAGTACTTATTCTAATCAATATGGCATGGTAGAAGATGCTTCTACATATTTTAACAATATGCTTATGTTTCCATATATATCTAGAAGTACCTACAACAGAGGCACTATTTGTTTGGGTGATATGCAATCTATTATATATAGTTATTGGTTTAATTTAAATCCTATGATGTTATTTGATGAATTGCATAGATGGAGCAGTGTATTCATAGTAAATAAATCAAATCCTTACAATAGAATTAAAACTGCATTTCATGGACAGCCAAAAGGTATTACTTCTGAGCACATGATAGCTCTTGATAAGAGTACAGATCCTGACGAATGTTCTTATAGATATTTGATTGATGAATCTTATGACAATACAGAAGATGAAACTTTATTTCAAGATGTTTATTGTGATAGAAGCGAATGTCAATTAAAAAGTAGATGTTCTTGGTATAATCGTACTGTTTTGATGAATGAGGATTGGCAAGAAGAACCAGCAGTAAATCCTGAAACTCAAGAACCATTAGCAACACCTAGGTCTCTTGGTATGGAACTGCAGGGGAATCAACGTTCTTCAACTATGCCTTCATGGATGATTCAAGATGATAATGGAGTATGGGTAGATTCTAGAACTGTTGGTAATAATCTTCATGCAGGAGAAACAGGTGATGAAACAGCTTATATTGAACATATTCAAGCTAATCATCAAGATATAATAGAATCACATGGATCAGTTGATGAAAGTGATAACGTAGAAACACCATTTTAACTAGCCCTGGGAGTATAACGGAAGAGGAAACTCAATGGATTATTTCACCCTAGTATGATACTAAAGGGTACAGGGCTTATAATTGGTTAACCACGGGGAGTCAGAGCCTAGTAGCACTAGGGAGTGCTCCCCACAATTTTAGGAGAACTTATGGAAGGTTTATTTGATATATTATGGATGCTAAATTCAGGTATAGACTTGTTCTTAAAATGTTTACTATCAATGGCAATATTAACGTATTTAAACGGAGGCAACTAAATGAGCGAGATATCGGTAACAGCTACAAGAAGAACTATTAATAAAATAGTTAGTTATGCACAAGCTGCATATGATGAACATAAAGCTGAAATAGGTGGAATGGCTGTATGTGTAAAGTTAGAAGATAATGAATGGAGGATAGAATCTCCAGTTATCTTAAAGCAAGAAATAACAGGTAGTACATGTACTTTAGATAAAGATGAACTTGCTGCATATTATGTTGATACTCATGCTAGTAAAAAATATAAGAATAAGGATTATCGATTTATATGGTGGCATTCACATCACATGATGGATTCATTCTGGTCAGGTACTGACTTAAATGCTATTGATGAGTATAGTGATGGAGATTTAAGCTTTGCATTAGTTGTAAATCTTAAAGGTAAGTATCTTGTTAGAGCATCTGCTTGGGATTTGGGAATGCATTTAGATATGGAACTAGGTATAGTAGAAGCTCAAAGCTCAGTATCAGATAAAGTATTGAATGAAGTAAATGAAAAGTGTAGCACAAGAAAAGCTATCTCTTCCTACAAGCCAGTAAATGTTGGTAATTGGAAAAAGAAAAAGGTACAAAGCGAAGAAGAAGATGCTTTTATTTCTAAATGGAATGAAGTATATGAAGCAGTAGAAGAAGCTATGACAGAGACAATAAGAGGTAATATGACAATAAAAGGTATGAAAGAAAACTTTGATACTGTTAATTCTACTTTAAAAGAAGAGAAATATCCAATCCAAATTAATTACAATGGTTTAGATACATTGTCTGATATAATAGCTCTTGAACCAGATAGAGTAATAGAAAATGATAAGAAATTTGATGAAATAGTGAGTACTCTCGTCATGGATCAAATGGATATGTTTTCATATAACTGGTCTTATGGACTAGGAAGGAGATATAATTAATGATAACTACTCGTTTTCAAGATATTGTTAGTAATTTACACGAGTTTACATATCATATACTGGGTTGTGGGGCTATAGGTAGCTCCACAGCTATCCAGTTAGCAAGAATGGGTGGCGAAAAGTTTGTATTGTATGATATGGATAAAGTAGAATCTGTAAATATAGGTTGTTCACAGTATATCGGGACTGATATTGGACTAAATAAAGTAGATGCATTAGACCAACATATTCATAGTATTAATATAGATGTGAATGTCATCAAAATAAATGGTTTATTCGAAGAGTTTTGGTATACAAATGAAAATGATATTGCTATCCTTGGATTTGATTCAATGGGAGCAAGATTAAATGCAGTACAAATAATGTGCAAAACAAAACAAAAGCCTATACTTATTATAGATGGAAGAATGGGTGCTGAACAATTCCAGCAATATGTTATTAAAAATCCAACTGTTGATAAGTATAAGAAAACATGGTATTCAGATGAAGAAGGAAGTCCTGAACCCTGTACCAGTAAAGCCACAAGTTATTGCTCAAATATGAGTGGTAGCTTTATAGTAAATGCAATCAGAAAATATGCAACAAATCAGCCTTATGATAAAGAAATAATCTTTAATTTTCCAACTATGTTTCTTGGTAAATAGATAAGAAATTCGTATATTATATAGCTGCTTTTCGCAGTATTCTTTAAAAGTAAATAGGAGAAAACAATGGAAGAAATTATGCCAGTTGAGGATTCTTGTCCTCAAATTGAAGAAGTTTCGACTTCTGACTCATGGAAATCAGACAAAATAGATAAACTTGCAGGTGCATTAGCTAAAGCACAGGGAGAGTTGGATGGTGCTGCTAAAAAGAGCACAAATCCATTCTTTAAATCTGGATATGCTGATTTGCATGAAGTTATATCATCAGCATTTCCTCATTTAAGTAAATATGGATTGTCAGTAAGTCAAGGTAATGAAATAGTTCCTGGAGCAGTATGTGTAACAACAACTCTATTGCATGAATCAGGTCAATGGCTTCGATCTAAGATAAAATTACCATTAGAAAAGAATAAAATTAATGCTCAAGGTATTGGTGCTGCAACAACTTACGGTAGAAGATATGGATTAGCTGCTATGGTAGGTCTTGCACAGAAAGATGATGATGGAAATTCAATTTCTGAACAACCAAGTCAAAAAACATATACTAGAGGCGTTAATATTCAATAAATAAAACAATAAGGAGCTAATAATGGCTAGAACTATGACAATAAATAGTGGAACAGGAGGAAGTACTGACTATACTCCTGGATGGAAACAGTTAACTATAAGCACTGCTGCATATGGTGACTACAATGGAAGTAAGTATCTTGATGTTGGATTTGAAGGTTATCCTGAGAATTTTACAGCTAGAGTATATGCTAAAACTGACCAGAATGGTGAAGAATTTGCTATTGGTCAAGTATTTAGATTTGCTAATGCTGGTATTACAGGAGGATTAGAGGGTCCTAACGGTACTAAAGTAATGAAGATGGATGATGATCCAGCCAATCTAGTAGGAAAATCTGTTCATGGATATTTCTATAAAGATGGTAAGTATAGTAGAGTTCTAAAGCAATTCGCTCCTACTGTATTTGAAAATGAAGTAGAATCGTTTTCTGATAACGATGTTACATACTGGAAGGGTAGAGCAGAAAACTACTATGAAAAGTATGTTAAGAAGGATACTCAAAACGGAGCATTCGTTCCAGCTGAAGCTAAAACAGTTCAAGAGGGAGATATGCCCTTCTAAATAACCTAAGTATAATGGGGACAATAACTGATCCTGTAAGTCCTATACCCTGTGGATTAGAAAGTCGGCTGCAAGATTCACAAAAGCTGAAAATACTAGTTAATATTAGGGTTAAGCAAGGCTAAGGAAAATGTGAGTCCCCATTATTAATCTGGAGATATTATGGGAATGATGAAAAATATGCACGAAGAATTATTACAAGAAACGATGGATGTGGCAGAAGATAAAATGTGTGAAGATATGTTTTGTATGTCATGTGGAGAAAGTGACCCCCTACTAATTCCAACGTGGTCTGGTAAAGAAAACTGGTATAATGGATGGTGTAAATGCACTCCTAATGAGCCAGTAGAATTTGTTTATTCACCAACACACAATGGAGATGATATATGATAAAAGAATTTGCATTTGGTCTATCTAATAGACATCACTTTCAAGAAGCTGAACATGCTGGAGATTGGGTAGGCACAGATAAAGATACATTTACATCATTATATGATTATGATGAGTATGTTGTAGAGTATTTCTCTAAACATCAAACATTATCAGGATTTGATGGATTAATATATATGCCTGATGAATTTATATTGGATGTTGATGGTCCAGAGACGACTAAAGCTAAAGATAGAACAATAGGGCTATTAATACTACTTAAAGATTTAGATATACCATACAATCTATACTTTAGTGGAAGAGGTTTTCATGTTGGAATACCTAGTACAGCATTTAGATGGAAGCCTGACGCAGAATTGCATTTAAAAGTTAAAGATTCTTTGACAAATGCAGGTATATTTGAATATGCTGACCCGTCTGTTACTGACAAAACTAGATTAATTAGGCTAGTGAATACTAGAAATACGAAATCTGGGTTCTGGAAAGTTCAGATAACAGAGGATATGCTGCATAAAGAAGTTGAAGATATACTTAAATATGCTAACTATTCTAAAAAGTTAATAGATAATGTATTAGAATGCGACCCTGTATTCGATGTTCTTATAAGAAATAAGAAGAAAGAAGAGATTGCAGTTCAACACAATCTTGGCAACAGTCCAGATCCAGTTAATCATACTTGCATACAAAGAATGTTAGAAGGAGCAGCATATGGAAAAAGACATATGATTGCATTAAGAATAGCAGCTCATCTTAGATGGAGGTATCCAGAAGAAGTTGTTAAGCTTATTATGGAAGATTGGAGAATGAGAGTTAGTACTGATAGTAATGTATTCAGTAAAAATGAAATGGAATCTATTGTTAAGAATTGCTATGAAGGTCATGGTGGGCAAGGATATAGATATGGATGTAATGACGCAGTCATGGATTCATATTGTAGTACTACTTGCAAACTATATAAATCTAAGAAGTCTCAGAATGTTATGGATGCTGAATCTATGGAGAAGTCATTGATAGACTTTTATACAAATAATGTAGAGCCTGTAAATCTAGGTGCTTTATATGGACAAGACTTTCCTATATATCCTGGGGAGGTAATTATATTACAAGCTCCACCTGCTAGTATGAAAACTATGCTATTGCAGAATTGGATGAATGCATTTAAGAAAACTACTTACTTCTTAGAGATGGAAATGAGCCCAAGACAGATATGGTCTAGGTTTGTGATGATAGAAAATGGCTGGAGTGAAGAAGAACTAGCTAATCATTATAAACAATTACGTAATGGAATGGAAGATAAGTTTAAATGGTTAACAGTAGATTATTCTTCTCCTTACTCGACAGAGTTAGAGAAAAGGATAACTACGTTACCTAGATC